ATGATGAACACCCACATGAAATTTATTACCCCCTCAGATAATATCATATATTAATTATTGTCACTCTTTACAAAGAATTGAATCTCGTCTCCACCACCTCTTTGTTTTTCTTGTGCAAGAAAATCGACTGACATTCCAAGAACATCATCAATTTGGTGAACTGGGAAATTAAATTGAACAGCTGGCATATTAATATGTAAATATGGAGCTGTACTACCACCAATTTGAATATTAGCAGAACTGGTAGATGCGTGTGACACACGAGAATCGTTAACAACTTTATTCAAGAACTGTGCTGAGTTAGCTCTAACAGAGGTCTCAGAGGCAGATCTTAAATATGCAGTAAATGAACCAGTAATTGTTCTAGATCCGGTAAACTGTCCAATTGGAGTATTCAATGCTGCTAGTTCTTCAGGTGTTAAATATGTAACATCGTTTGAGTAGCTGAAAGATAGCCCTGTTACTGGGAACGAATAAATATTTGCTCCTTCTACTGCACTTCCTTGATGACTAATAGAAATAGCACTTAAGCGGTTTTTAATAAAGTCAACTGTGTAAGTACTGCCCTCTACGTTCATAGTAGCGTAAGGATGATGTGATGCTTCTGCGTCCATGCTAATACTAGCATTAGGAGTAACAGTAGTTCCATCGTTACCAACACCACCAAATACTGCAATAGCTTTAGCTCTTGCATCGCCTGTAAGTTCTACCATCTCTGTACCAAAACCGCTCCAAGTAGTAGTAGCAATTCCATCAACAGAAGCATCAATTTCACCAGTATTAACAATAGCATTTTTAACTTGATATACAAGGTTATCAAGTTTAAAATACATATGATTTTCTTGTGCAATAGCGAAGTTGGATCTACTTGAGTGAGTATTAGCAGAACCTGCTGTATTAGCAGATGCTAGTTTAGCAGAACTAGTAGTTGTATCATAATGCCAAATAGACTGCTCTCCACCATTAGAAGATGCTGGCTTAGTATTACTTACAAGAGCTTGCCAGAGATACCAATCAGCAACAGGCTTACTATTGCCTGTTTCTGCAAGACCAGTTCCTTGTGAGCCATCGTTTACTTCTGCTCCTGTAGGGCGTAAATATGTTTGGAAATTCCATTCCACGGGGTTTCTTGCTGTGTTAAAGCGTTGAACGCTTCTATCTGGGTCTAATCCACTTTCTAATGAAGTGATATCTTGTACCGCAGAATCAGCAGAAAGTGCATATCCAGCTAGAACCTCAATTCTCCAAGTATTTTGAGGGGTAAGGTCAGTAGCTGCGGTAGCACTTAGAGTTAGATCTTCTACAGAGTAGAAGACTTTAGTATTTCTTTGTAGGTTTAGCTGAGTACCTGCCATTTTTAACTCCTTAGTTTTCTATATCTAATTCATAATCAATTATAATTTCTATTTCTGATATTCCGTAAGGTTTTACTAATCCTTCATCAGTATCTATACTAGAAATAATTATATCACGGATACTGTAAACTCCAGTATCTAAGTTGTATATTATGTGTTCTATGTCTTGAATCAAACTATCTAAACTACCAGACGATTCTTCATCATTGACATAAATTCTAAGAGTTAGTGGTATTAAACCTGTGGTATTACCTGAAGTATTGTATACCCTAACTTCTTCTCCGACTTGAAAAAATATTGATGGAAAGTCATTTACTTCGTCTAAAAATTTTATTTTTCTAAAAACATTGCTAAATATATTGTTTTGAAAAGTATAATTAGAGTTTAATGAAGAAATAGACCCATCTATAAGTTTTAAATTTGTAAGAATATGGTTTATTATGTTTCTTCTTTGATTCGACATTATTAGTATAACACCTTAAACTTGTGCTGGCAAATTAAAAATTTTTAAGTCTTAATTATTCTAAACTGTCTTCCAAATAATTCTTGAACAGTTTTTCTTATAGTAGGTCGTATTAGTCTTTGTCCTACTGCATATGGACGACTATGAAATTTATCAAAATATTCAGATACAGGAGGATTTGCAAAATATGAAATTAATTGCTTTTTATAATCTATTGTAAACTGTAAAGAATTTACAAAACGTCCTGTTCTATACTTTAATCCCTCAGTAGGGTTAGCCGGGCCAAATTTTGGCATTTTATTTTCTATTCTATTTTGTAATATAGTAGTAAGTTGAGCTGAAGATATCAGTCTAGTAGTAGATTCCTTATCTTCTTTTTCTTTTCTTACGTAATTACCTCTTTTTACTTTACCAGTCACTCTAGGTATAGAACCTCCAGTAGGAACACCAAATTGAAGTTCATAGTCTAAAGGAGGAGCCGATGCAAAATCTACTCTTCCTAGTTTTTTTCGACCACTAATACTATCTAAGATTTTTGTAAACTCTTCAACATTATTAGTTACTATAGGAGGGCCTGTTTCTTCTAGTCTTTTAATTAAAGTACTCTCAAAAGAATCACTTAATTTATATCTAATAGAACTTCCCTTGCCTAGTTCTGAAATAAAAGGAGGAGACTGAAAGTCTTTAAAAGGAAAAAATATATTTACAGCTTTTATACCAGTTACTTTACCTTTTATAATAATTGCTTCAGTTATTAACAGGTTTTTTGCCTTATTATAAAAAGCTTTATGTAGGTCAGGATCATATTTAGCAATTAGATTAAAAAATCCTGATCCACCTATTTTTGCTCTAACTGCTCTCAATACTTCTGCAGGATTATTTACATCATAAGTATCTATACCTTTACCGCCAAAATCTTTGCTTTTTGCTAACAACCCTTCTTCTTCTGATTGTCTAGCCATTAACTTTAGCTGATCTAAAAATCCTTGAGAAAATACAGAAGCAGATCTCTGTCCTATTGTAGTATCTGAAGATCCTCCTCTTCTATATTTTGCTTCAACATCTACTACATCTTCTATATCAGCCCCAAAAGACTTAGCAAGAGCCTGCGCTATTCTTGGGGAATCTATGCTTAAGTCTGGGACTAAGGCTGCATTTTTTGCGGCAGCTGGATTAGTAGTAGCTTTATAATACCTAGATAAAGATCTTTCTACCATGTTTTCCATATAGGTTAATTTATTTGCTTGTTTTTTACTTGCTTTTTGTGCTTCTTCCATATAACGAGCATAGTTTTTTATTAGTTCCGGCTCTGTAATTGTAATAGAAAAAGCTACTACAGCCATTACATTACCACACGATACATTTCAAGAACTCTACGAATATGTGGAGGAAAGTTAGCACTTAATCCATGAGATTTACCACTTTCTCCTTGTAAAGAGAATCCAGCGTTTTCTTGTGTTTGTTTATGTAATATTTTAATATAGTCTAAAGTCGCTACTTTGATATCACGAGGTATAATAGTAAATCCTGCATCATAAGTAACTTTTACACCTCTAGGAAAGTTTCTGAATGTAGTTTCAGGAATAACAGATATATCTGTTACACCTTGTACTCCTGCATTATATCTTCTAATACCTCCAGTTTCTGAATTCCATATATATTCTGGAGTAGTTCTAGAGTCGTCTTTTAATGTTGAATTATTATTTTTTCCATTAAAATGTAATAATAATACTGTATTTTCGTCTGTCGCATTAGGAGTAGTCGGAGCTGTAAAAGTACTAGTATATTTAGCATCTATAGTTACTCTAAATTCATCCATATATCCTTTAAAATAGTTTTCGCTACCTGTTACTCCAGTTTTACCTAAATGTAGTGGGGTGCTCACAGAAATTGACGGAAGAGAGTTAGATGTAGATTGTGTCTTAACAAGTGTTCCATCTATAAATAGACGTATATCATTATTTTCTCTACTTAAAGCATAGTGACTAAAAGAATTTGCTTTTGGTACATAATAGCTTGAAGTAGAAGAAGTACTAGTAAAATGATGTACATTAGCTACTTCAGTGTCTGAGTTTAAAGCTCTAAAATTTACTCCTAGATAAGGGCTGTAACTTAATTCTATTTTAGTATTTGCATCTCCTCTTGAGACCATTGCTTTAGTGTTAGATAAATCTTCAAATCTAAACCATCCTTCAATAGTAAAATCATCACTTTGAAAATCAAATTTAGGATTACCAGTTTCTGGATCGTTTGCAGAAATAAAAGCACTCCCATTAAAATATACAGAGCTTTCTCCAAACTTTTTTCTTCGAGTTTTTAGTATCGCAGTAGATGTAATTGTAGAAGTATCAAAATCTCCACTAACAAAAGACCCATCAGAACTAGGACCTATTAACGTTTTATGAGTGCTACCATCATACTCTGTAATTGATTTTACACTATTTAAAGGTAGTCTAGAAACAAATACCTGAGAAGTTCCTCCATTATAAAGCTCAGTATAAACATTATTCTTAATTTCTCTACCTACATAACTCTCTACAACTGAGCAAGCATAGGAAATTAAATTACTTATTCTAGTGTCATAAGTATTACTATTTATCTGTAAATACTCTTTAACTTCTCCTAAAGATACATAAGGAACTGTTACAGGTTGTGCCATTTTTTACTCCTCTTCAGAAGTATCAGGTACTGAGGTTTCTGTTACTACTTTTTTAGTAGAAAACATTGACTGCATACTCCTATTTGTTGTAGAAGATTCAGGTTTTGCTTTAGGCTGTCTTCTTTCTTTCCATTGATTTTTTATAGCATCAGAGTCTACATTATAAGATCTTAATTTTAATAAGAACTCTTGATAATTATCAATAGAAAGTAATCTTTCTATAGGATCTTTTTTAGCCATTATAAATTCTCCTTTTAGTAAAATAGGGCAGGCGTTGTTTACACCTGCCCTGTTGCATTAACGCCTTTTACGCTATATGACTAATTTTAATATTAGCCAGCTGCGATATTACACGCGAATGAGTAGGTTGAGCTCAATGTAGGAGCTGAAGCTGTTCCAGCAGTAGTCAATGCTTTAAAGTCAAAACGTGTTGACATGTACATTGCAGTTACCTGCTGACGTGGTTCATACTCACTCTCAATCTCCATTCCGCGTCTCTCACCAATAACGAATCCTGGCTTGTAAACAAGAGTTCCAAGAGTGTTCCATGAAGTGCCTACGTTATCCATAAATTCAGAGATAACAACAGGAATTCCATAAATAGCTCCAAGAGCACCTGTTAAATAAGTAGCGTTAGGCCCGAACTTATCTACAGTACGGAAGTCTGTTTCAGCTACAAGTGAGTTATACCCTTCAACACCAGTAATATAAACAAGTTGATCACCTAACTGAAGTCCATATTTACCAAGAGTTGCACGAGCATCAGCAATTTCAGCAGGTGCAGCCTTAGCAGATGCAGAACCAGTTTGCTGTTCAAGAGCAGCAGCGTTAGCAAGCTTAGTAATACCAGTAATTACAGAAGCAAAACCAGTACCAGCGGTAACAGCAGCAGCATTAGAGGTAAACCCTGATGACGCTCCAGTACCACGAAGAATTGACTTGTCAATTGCGCGAGCAATACGACGAGTTGTTGAAGCGCGTAAGAAGTCAATAAGAGGAAGAATTGTATCTTCTTCTTCGTCTTTTGCAAGATGAGTTGAAGTCATAAATTTATGAGGAGTCAAATCAACTGACTTAATTACGTTCTGATAAGATTCAGGAACATTAGTACTATCTCCAATACCTGTTGCGTAAGTTCCACTTTCAAACTGTGCAACACCGTCAGATGATGATGAGAAACCATCGTCTTCATCAGCTACTGGGATGCGGAAAGTTTTTGCGTCAACCTGTACACGATTAAACATTGGAGCAACAACTAACTGCTGCTGCATTTCTTCGTAGATGTTGGTCGAAAAGTTAGAAATAAAGTTTTCGCCATGTCCTGACTGAACAATAGCTTTGATTTTATTACCATATTTTGTATCCATTACATCACGTCTATTAAGAGCATAACCGAGCATAACAGCGTTTGCCATTTCTTTAGCAGAATATGGGTTTTCTTTACGCTGTGACTCTTGCCATACCATTTTGCTGTTCTGAAGAGCAGCAATTTCTTCGCGGTATTTTTCCATTTGAGCTTTAAGTTCTGCAACAGCCTCATTTTCACGTGGTGTATAAGCTGCTTTTTCCTCAACTAACTCTTGTCTATCGCGAGCATCAGCTTGTTGCATGATAGCTTCGCCTGTTTTTTCAACTAATTCAGCCACTCTAGGCTCATGTACCTCTACAGTGGCGGCTTTAGCTTCTGCTTGTTTATTTTCGGCTGCACCAGTATTGATAGTTAGTACATCGCCTGCAGTTTGAGTAGCCATATCGTCTTTCTCCTTTGTTTCGATAATCATTTGCCCGTGTAATTTTAGGGCTAGATCTCTTTGATCATTTGGGTTCATCTTATTCAATTCTTGAATAATATTATTTAAGTAGTTTGCAAAGACATAATCAGAATCTGACCAATCTTCACCGTTTGATTTTAGATTTAAAATTTTATTTAGTTTTTCTTGTAACTCTGAACTGTTAGTAATATTTTCATCTGTTTTTAAAGAGAATAAATATTGTTCTGTCGCTGTATTAGAGTTCTGATACTTTGATTTAATTTCTTCTCTTACAGAGTCAGATAATCTCGGTGTTTTAGTATTAATTACATGAATATCATATTTTGTACCAATATCCCAAGTATTCACAACAGCAATTTCCTCTGCCGGAACTGTACCTATATTATCTACTGTTTTTCCGTTTACGTCAACCTCTAAAAATTTAAAATTTGGAGATTCGGCAGTAGCAATCTTAGTAATTTTAAATCTTTTTCCTTCGTATTTTACAAAGGTATCTGTACTCAATGAAGAAGTTTCAGCAGATAAAAGATTTACAAAAGGAATTGGATCCATAGGATTAATTTCTTCAAAGTCATCTTCTTCAGAAAGCTCTAAAGATGTTTCTTCAATAACATTTTTAGTTTCCTCTGTAAGCTCTACTGTGGTTTCTTCAGCGAGATCTTCGTTTGAAGAATCTTCATCAGCTTTTTCTTCAACTTCAATCGCTTCTGCAGTTTCTACAGTTTCAACAACATCTGTTTCAGAAATGGCTTCAGATTTTTCTTCAACAACAACTTGTTCTGTTTCCATTTCTTCCTCGCTTTCTTCGGTTTTAAAGCTTTTTACAAACTCTTCATAGTCTGAGTCTCCTTCAAAGCTTTTTCTAATACTGAATAAAGAATTTTGATTAGCAGGAACACTAACCACACTGATTTCTAATAACTCTACATCTGTAATAGTCATACAATCAGTCTTTTCATCATATCTACCGTCTTTAACACGAAAACCTACTGAAAAACTTTTTAAAGCTCCGTCTTTAATTAAAGTTTGAACTCCATGTAATTTTTCAGCAGCATCGCTGACCATAGCATCAACAAAAATTCCTTTTCTATCAACAGTTACTTTATCTACCTTTCCAATAGGTTGATCATGCTTATGTTGATATAATAAAACAGGGTTTTTTCTATAATTAGCAACTCCTTTTGCCCATGCTTCAGCAGTTACTATATCTCCGACCCTGTCTTTGTCCGTAGTATTCGCATAGCCAGCAATTTTTAAACCTTTAGAGTTTTTAAGTCTTTTAGTTTCAAAATTACTGTTCAGATAAAATGTTTTTTCCATTTTTTATTCCTTTTTTACTCGCTTGTACCGGAATCAGAAGACTCAGGTCTGCCTCCTATTGCTGGATTAACAGCACTTCCAGTTATGTTTTGAGGTATTCTTATTTGATTATTTTCATCACCTTCTAAAATTTCAAGCCCAAGACCGTCTCTAGCCTCATTAACTGTTATAATACCTGTATTAACTAGTGTTGAATAATACATAGCCTGAGTTTTATTATCTGGTTGTAGTGCAGCTATAGATGTTTTATCAGGTTTGATAATAACACCTCCATTAAAGTAATGAGAAAAGGCACTACAAAACATATTTAAAAGAGGTAATACAGTATGATTATAAAACAATACTTCATTTGCATGAATGTTCGCATTATTACCACTTTTTAATAATACATAAGGTACTCCAATAGATTTAGCAATATCTTGTTGGATTCTTTCAATAGA